ACGTCATACCGTTGCCGCCGAATTGTTCGCCGAGATAGAGCTTGAAGGTGGGCGTCGTGCCCTGCACCAATTGACCGCCGGTGATGCGGCGCCCCGTGGTGCTTTCGGTGTAGGAGTAGGAGATCGCCACCTTGAGGCCGGCGGTGACGTCGGCAGCGTTGAAGGTGTAGACGCCAGCGGCGACGCTATAGGTGCCGGTTGATGGCGCCGAAGCGACCGGCGAAAGCTGAATGCCGGTAGCGGCGTTGAACGCGCCCAAATCTTCCTGCCACGTCGCGGCGTTCACCACGGTAACAGTGTCCCCGGTCGGGGCGGTGCCGGAGGTGCCGCCTTCGTCAAGTACCGTCTTCAATTCGCCCGTCACAACCGACTGGCCGAAGAAAATGTTGTTCCAATCCAGAACACTGATCTTAGCCGACTTAAGCTTGCCGGTAATCTTGAGCCCGGCGCGCGCGATTGCGTTCGGCGCCTGGCCTTGGCCGGTCAGAGGTTTAAGGGTGTAAGAAAACTCGACCGAGGCATCTTGGCACGTGCCAATCCGGACCGGGGTCGCGTTCGAGATGTCGCTCCGCACCGCCCAAATCTGGCCGGTACCGAAGGCATATTGCTCTAGAGGCATTGGTGTCTCCTAATTTTAAGGGGGAAGGGCAGGCGGATCAGAGCGCAGCGACGATCAGATCGACGAGGTGCTTCGAGGCGGCTTCGATCCGGTTGAATTGCTCAACCGGCATGTCGCGGAGGTGCGCGTTGCGCCACGCCGCATAAATCGCGGCGGCGCGATCCGCCCGCGTATCCACGGCGGCAACCGGCACGGGCGCGGCGGGGGCGACCGGAGCGACAACCAGCGCAGCGGGCTCGGGCGCGGGGGTATTGGCTTCTGACATGGGCGTGCCTTTCAGGCGGTTACAAGAATTTTTACGGGAATTTGTGCAAACGCCTGTTCTGCAAGGTCTCCGGGGAAGTGCTGCAACTCGCCGCCAATCCAGCAATGTTGGACGAGACCGCCCAGCGTCTGCCAATTCGCCATTGCCCCGGCGGGCGCAAGGACCTCCTCGATGGCGCGCACTAAACAATTCAATTGCCGCGACGGCACTTCCGATAGCGGTGTCTTGCAGTAGATCAGTAATTCAACGGTGATCACCACCTTGCGCGGCAACCCGCGGGCGGCGGGGTCGGGCCACTCTTCCTTGCTGTTGCTCAAAAAGAGGGCGGGCTGCTCAACTACCGACGACCAAGGCCGCACGCGGCGTTCGACCGTCAGAAATGGCGGACACGCCTTCAAAAGTGCGAAGAGCGCCTCCATGATGCTTTCGCGGTCGATGCTCACGCGGCCGCCGCGTCGGCGACGGCCGCGTTTAAGGCGGCGATGATTTCGGGCTGCATCGCGGCAAGCGGACCGCGCATGTAATTTCCGGCCGCAATGTTCGGCGTGCGGTTATAGGCCGCCACCATCACAGTTTCAGGCGATACTTTTTTGCCGAACACCGTGGTGAGTTCCTGCGAGTGCGCACGAACCTCGGTCGGCTGCCGCGCCCCGTATTCCAACGCGATCGCCTTAAGCAATTCCTGCAAATTGCCGCCGGCAACCACCTTCACTTTGCCAATAACGCGATCTTTCGTTTGATCGACAAAGCTTTGTATTTCGCTTTGCAGCTTGCCGCTTTTCGTCGGCGCCGCCGCATGAACGGCCGAATTCAGTTCGGCGGTAAGTCCGGTGATCACTTCCACCAGCCGTACGCGCGCGGCTTCGGGGAATTGCTCGAACTTGATCGCGGCGTTGCGCGTGTTCGAGAAATTAAATTTGAATTCCATCACAAGAGTGCCGGCATACGGTAATTATCGAGAATATCGGTGATGTCGGGCGGCATGTTGCCGGCGTTCCCGGTAGACACCCAAAATTCAGTGTCGCCCAAATTCGGCAAAGATTGATGCTTGATCAGAGGATCACGGGTGCGCGCGAACCACGCCTTGCGCACCATCCGAAGCGCGGCGTCTTGCACGTCCATCGGGATCGTTGCGAACCCGGCGGTGTAATCCACGACAAGCTTCGACATAGACCACCAATAGGCATTGTCGTATTGGTCGAGCCGCATCAACTGCCCGGTGACCGGGTCGTTTTCGTAGAGCGACGGATCGAGAAGAAGATAATTTTCATTGACCGAAGCGATCGAGACCGTCGGCCATGCCGCCATTTGAATCACAGCATACGACGGCGCGCTCGAACTGTAGAGCAGCGGGTCGCCCATTGGGTTGCGCGTGCGATCGGGCCGGAAGGTGTCTTGATAGGATTGAACCGGAAACGTGCGATTGCAGTAATTCGTAATCGACGACGACACCCGGTTGATCGTGAGATTCAACCAGGCGTCGGTCGCGGTTTCGGTAATCCCCAGGTCAGTTTTCACCGTTGGTAAATCGACCAGCGCCGCGACAGCCGCCGGCGTGGTCACCTGGGAAAGTTGGGTGTAAATCACGGCGCGACGGCCGCCGCGGTAAGCACCGGCGCCACCGGCGGCGCGCCCGGCTGTGCGGCGGCGTCGGCGGCGAGTTTCGCCGCGGCGGCGTCGGATGCCTCTTTCGCTACACAAGCGGCTTCGCGGTCGGCCGCAAGGGCCGCCTCGCGTTGGGTCGCAGTTTGTGCCGGGTGCGTCTTGAGATCTAGGCCGGCCAGCTCTTTTTTGGTCGCCGCGCGGCACAATCCGGCCGCAATTCGATCGGCGCCCATCTTGTCGGGGACATCGACCAGATCGCCGGCAACGAACGAGAACTCGGTGCCGCACCAAGCCGTAGTATTGAAAACTTGCATTGAACTATCTCCAAAGCGGCGGGGCGCGGTGCCCCGCCAGCCTATTCGTGGATCAGGTCGCGCTATTGACGAACTGCTTGATAGGGTTGGTGCCGGCGTTGATCAGATTGCCGTCGAAGCGCTGGAACGCCACGAAGCCAACCTGGTTATAATCTGCATACCGCTCGGTGAGGCGCAGGACCTGGGCGCCCGCGACGCGGCGAATGAAATAATTCGAGAAATCGCCGAATAAGATCGATTTCGCGTTCGCGGCCATCACCGGCATGTCTTGATTAATCACGAACTTGTGGCTGTTGATGGTGTCGGGATCGTCCGCCGCCAGGCCCGGCAACCACAACGGGCGCCCGATGGTGTCTTTCAGGCGTTTGATCGCGGCTAGAGTAGAATCCGCCATCATAAAGATGGCGTTCTTGCGGTATGCCGGATCGACGCTGTGCTCGAGCAAAATCAAGTCGTCGTAGATAAGGCTCGTGGTTTCGCCCGTAACGCCGGTTTGGCCCGCCGTGGACGCCGGAACAACGCCGGTCGGCATCGCGCCGCCGCCGGTGCCCACCGTCATGTGGGTGTTCACGATACGACCGATTCGCGTGCCGAACTGCTTCGCCAACCAGGCGTCGAGATCAAACGCGCTGTCTTGCAGCAACTGGTTTGACACGCGAACGATATTCGAGGTGTAGGTGTAAGCGTTCAGAGTGATCTGGCCGAAGGTGACGTCAACTTCAGACACCATCGTGTTTTCGGCGATGATCGCGCCGGTGTTGCCGGTGTCGTTGTCGGTCGGGATCGGCAGCGCGTTTCCGGTAGCGGTGTCCAGGATAAACGACGCTTCGATCATGCCGCCGAAGGCTTTCTCGGCGCCAATCAAGTCGTCGTAGAATCCTTGCGGGATGGTGTAGCCGCCTCCCGAGCCCGTGCCGATGCTCTGCGCCGCTTTGAAGCGGGAGTTCATCACCCGGCGATCATCATCGTTCAATCCGGTGATGCCGTTGCGCAGATAGGCGCCAAACGCGCGCTTTTGGTCAGCATCTTCTTCGCGCACCTGCTCGGGCAAGATGTTGCGAAGCCGCGCCGAAATGCCGGTGCGTTCGCCGAGGCTGCGCTCGGAGTCTTCGAGCTTTTCTAGGCGGTCGATCTTCGCCTTCACATTGTCGGCTTCGATCATCAGCGCGTCGAACTTGGCGGTGCTTTCCGCCGAGCCGTTGCCGCTGTCCAAGATCGCGCGCGCATCGACAACGATCTTATAACGCTCTTCCCGTAGGGCCTTGATGGTCGACATAGAGAATGCCCTCCTGGGCACAAAAAAAGCCGC